TATTCTATTAGCAACAGCGCAAAACAAAGCTGATGCATCTGGAACAGGTATAGCAGCCGCAACAACAGCCGCTAACGCAAACAAGTTATTCCAAGTAACAAGTCAGAGAGACTTAGTAAACTTATATGGTACACCTTTCTTCTATACAACAGCAAATGGTACACCAATTCAAGGTTATGAGTTAAATGAATATGGATTATTAGCAGCCTATAGTACATTGGGTGTAACAAACCGTTGTTATGTATTACGTGCTGACATTGACCTAGCTAGTTTAGTTGGTCAAACTGGTCGTCCAACAGGTAATCCAGATGCCGGTACATGGTGGTTAGATACAACTACAAGTACATGGGGTATCTATCAGTTTAATCAAACTACTGGTCAATTCACATTACAGAATCCTATTATTATTACAAATCCAGGTGATTTATCTGCAGGAGTTCCAATAAGTAGTATAGGTAACATTGGTGATTATGCTATAAATGCTATACAGATTACTGAATTACCTTCATCAACATATAAAACGTATTTTTATAAAACTACAAGCAACGTATGGGTTGCTGTAGGATCACTTGATTGGCAGAGAGATATTCCCACTGTACAGGGATCTACTTCTAATCCTACATTAGTTGTAGGAAATACATTTACTATTAATCTATCTGGTTTAACAGGGGTTACAGCAACAATTCAGGTTCCATCTTCACCAAATAACACAGTAGCAGGTGTAGCAGCGGCCATTAATAATTTAGCATGGCCGTACTTAGAAGCAGAAGTTCGTAGTGGAAAGTTATGTATTTTTTCTAGTCAAGTATTATCAACCGGTAGTTCAAACGGAAGATTAGTTTTAGCAGAAGGTACTGGTACACCGTTAGCGGCTATGGGTATAAATGTTAGTGTCCAGTCTATTTATTATCAGCCTTTATCACAATATGGAACAAGTGCTCAAATGCCATTATGGACTAGTAGTCAATCTCAACCTCGTCCAACTGGATCAGTATGGATTAAAGTAGGTTCTGCTGGTACTGGTTTAGATCCTATAATGGCTGAGTTTAATGGAACAACTCAAACTTGGTTAAACAAAAATGTTTCATTATATGAAAGTGATTGGGCCGCATTAGCAGGTATAGATGCAACCGGTGGTCAAGCTATTCCGGCAAATTCAGTGTATGCACAGTATGGTTTTAATGGTACAGGAGCAGCCGTCCCGTTGTATTTTTGGGAAAGAATTGCTACAGGTTCAACTATTATAACAGGTAATGTTACTAACCCAGAATTTAATTCTGGTACATACTACATGAACGTATATGTAAGTATTCCTGGAAGTAGCTCATTGAGTTCTGCATATCGTTTTACATTAGCAGATAACACAGATGCTACAGATTTTATAACTGCATGGGCATCTTCTAATATCCCCTACACTAGTGCAACCGTAACAACTGACGGTTCTATACAATTAACACACACTGCCGGTGGTGTAATTATATTAGATGATACTTTAAATTCTGCATATGTATCAACAGGTGTATCTAATGGATTAATTGAAGAAGCTGGATTTGTAATCGGTACAACATCTGGTGTAAAATTTGGTCCTTTTGTATCAAGCTTATTTACAGGTGTACCTGGTACATCTAGTCCGGGTGCTAATGCTACTTTTAGTATTATTGTATCTAGTGGAGCTTATATCATTAATGGTGTAGGTGTCACTGCTGGTGGTAGTGGTTATACAGTAGGAGATTTGGTTACAATTGATGGTGCTGATTTAGGTGGCATATCAGTAACTAATAATTTAGTTGTTGAGGTAACATCAGTTACAGGCGGAGCGGTCACTTCAGTTATATATAGTTCAGGGTTACCTACTGCTAAGTATAGAACTCAATTAAGTAACTGGGTAGAATTTACATACATATCTAATGAGGGAGAACCAGCTGTTGCTCCAGCTAATGATACAAATTGGTTCTATTCAGTAGTAGACCAAGTTGATATTATGGTTAACTTCTCTGGTGCGTGGTATGGATACGGCAATAGAGATTATGATAGTAGTGGTTTCCCTTTACCAAGTGGAACTAACGTAACTGATCCTAATGGACCATTAATTAGTGCTACAGCACCAACAGTACAAAGTGACGGAACTGTATTAGAATACGGTGATTTATGGATTGATACTAGTGATTTAGAAAATTATCCAGTAATCAACCGTTGGCAAAGTGTGAGTGGTACCGATCAGTGGGTACTAATCAACAACACCGACCAAACAAGTAGTACAGGCGTAGTGTTTGCAGATGCACGTTGGTCAAGTAATCAAAATACTATTAGTCCAGTAGATGATCCGATACCAACTATCACTAGTTTATTGACTAGTAACAATCTTGATTTAGATGCACCTAGTCCAGCACTATATCCATCTGGTATGTTGTTGTTCAACACACGCCGTAATGGTTATAATGTAAAACAATATAGATCCGACTATTTTAATAGTACAGATTTCCCAGATGATACATTACCTACATATACTGATACTTGGGTAACAGTAAGTGGTAATCAAGCAAATGGTTCTCCGTATATGGGTCGTCAGGCACAACGTGCAATGGTAGTACAATCATTGAATGCGGCAATTGCTACTAACACAGCAATACGTGATGAAGATAACTTCTTCAACTTGCTTGCAACACCTAACTATCCAGAACTACAACCTGGTATGATTACATTGAATAATGATCGTGGTCAAACTGGTTATATTCTAGGTGATACACCAATGCGTTTACCTGATAGTGCTACTGCAATTCAAGCATGGGCCAATAACGAAGCAGGTGCAGCAAGTACAGGTGAAACTGGTTTAGTAAATCGTGATACATATATGGGTCTATTCTATCCTAGTGGCTTAGCTACAGATTTATCAGGTAATCAAGTTGCAGTACCAGCATCATATATGATGTTGCGTACATTCTTGCGTAATGATACTATTAGCTATCCTTGGTTAGCGGCAGCCGGTACTCGTCGTGGTACAATTGACAATGCATTAAGCATTGGTTATGTTGATAGTGCGACCGGTGAATTTCAACCAATAAAAACACGTTTAGGTATTCGTGATGTATTGTATATCAATTTCATTAATCCATTAGTATTCTTTACTGGTGTTGGTTTATTGAATTATGGTAATAAGACAAGCTTTAACAGTTCAAGTGCATTAGACAGAACTAACGTTGCACGACTAATTGCTTACATACGTAGACAATTAACATTAGCGGCAAGACCGTTTGTATTTGAACCTAACGATGCACTAACACGTAATCAAATAGCAGGTGTTGTACAAACATTAATGGTTGATCTAGTTGCTAAACGTGGTCTATATGATTATATTGTAGTTTGTGACGAAAGTAACAATACACCAGCAAGAATTGATAGAAATGAATTGTGGATTGATGTTGCGGTTGAGCCTGTTAAGGCAGCTGAATTCATCTATATCCCGGTTCGTATATTGAACACAGGTGAGCTTGGTGGACAATAATAAAATATGATACCCCGAGAGGGGTATCTATTTATAAAGATAAATATTAATAACAGGAGAAAAAAATGGCTATAGCCTCAGCATCATTATTTAACATGACCGTAGCGTCAGACAACGCCGGCGGAAATCAGGGCTTGCTAATGCCCAAATTACAATACCGTTTTAGAGTTAACTTTCTAAACTTTGGTACTAATAATGCCACTAATGAATTGACAAAGCAAGTTATTGATGTAACACGCCCATCAGTTAGTTTTGGTGAAATTAATATACCAGTTTATAACTCTACTATGTATTTGGCAGGTAGACACGAATGGCAACCACTAACAGTTAATGTTAGAGATGATGCGTCAGGTAGTGTTTCAGCATTAGTTGGTCAACAATTACAGAAACAAATGGACTTTGTTGAACAAGCGTCGGCTGCAACCGGTCAAGATTATAAGTTTCAAACAAATATTGAAATCTTAGATGGTGGTAACGGAACTGCTACTCCGATTGTTTTAGAAACTTGGGAAGTATATGGTTGCTTCTTACAGGCAGCTAATTATAATAACTTAGCTTATAGTTCAAATGAAGTTGTAACAATACAATTATCAATTCGTTTTGATAATGCTGTTCAATCACCGTTGACTGCTGGAGTTGGTACTACAGTTACTCGTGGAGATCCTTTTGGAATAACAACTGGTATTGGTTCTAATATTTAATATATTAAATGTCTGGATTTTTTCAAAACTTACTAACAGACGCTGCCAATGGATTCTTTGGCAATGACTATCTGCGTGACTATACTCACGCTAGTAAGACGTTTAGACCTAATGCATATCAATATGCACCTAAATTTAAGTTCCTATTCCATGTGTATTTTGAAATCAATCAAAGTGCATATGCAGTAGGCTTACCTCAAGGTGCAAACTTTGGACTAGCAGTTAAATCAGTTAAGTTACCTAGCTATAGTTTTGATACTCACACGATGAATCAGTATAATCGTAAACGTATCGTGCAAACAAAAATTAAATACGATCCAATAGATATTAACTTTCATGACGATAATGGAAATCTAATACGTAATATGTGGTATAATTACTACACTTATTATTACAAGGATGCAAGTATACCAGTAGCATCAGTATCAGGACGTCAAGCACAACAAACAGGTAATGGTAGTACTAATAGTCCTAATAATGCAAACTATAATTTAAGAAATATCTACTCACAATCTATTACTGGTAATACAAATTGGGGCTATATAGGAGAAACACCTGACGGTCCTGCTACTAATACTCAAGCGGGTAATGGACAAACAAAAATTCCATTCTTTAAAAATGTTACAATATTTGGTTTCAATCAACACAAATATGTAGCATATACACTAATTAATCCTATCATTAATAGATTTGCACATGACACTTACAATTACGCAGAAGGTAATGGTACAATGGAAAATACAATGACATTGGATTACGAAACTGTAAAATATTTCCAAGGATCTATTGATGGTACTAAACCTAGTGATATTGTTGCTGGATTTGGTGAACCAACTAATTATGACAGACAAGCAAGTCCTATAACTAGACCTGGTAGTCAAGCTAGTATTTTAGGTCAAGGTGGTATAATAGATGGTATATTTGGCAATGAACAA